CAGTTGAATTGATTGGATAAGACCCGGCAAGCAAATAGCCCTCCTTTTCGCTTTTAGCCATAAGGCAAAGCATATCCACCCAAAGACCTCTTGCCTCTATTGAGCAAACCCTAAGGGATTCGTCCGATAACCAATCTTTAGGATGGAACTTTATCCAAATGATCTTCACTTCTTGGCTTCCTTATCTCGCTTTTGATACTTCTTGGCTCGTTCTAAAAGCTCTTTAGTTACTTTATGGCTAAACTCTAATTGAGTGATTATGTCCTTATAGTTCTGGTGTTGGGCATGACTGAAATCATTAAAAAGCTCTTTAAGCCTTGATCGAATATAGCCGTGGAACTCATCCACCAATTTCAATCTTTTAACGCTCATGGTCTTGGAGCCTTCGGCCACTCAGCCCATTGAGTTAATTCTGTGCAGACTTGCCATCCGTTGCTGTAAAAGTTACCAGAAAGATAACGGCCACCGACCACATCTGATCCAGTATCAATTAGCACTTTGGCATTTTCCATTGGTTTATCTCGCTTGTTTCTCCACTCAAGCATCGACCAGCGAACTACAGGAACTTCAATATCAATATACATCTGGCAACCTCCTAATGGCCGTGGCCACTTCTTCCAAAATATTCTTTTGCACCGGGTCTTCGCTTCCATCAGCAAGCGACTGAACGAGTTCAGCAACACGGAGTCTTTCACTTTGTGCAACTTTGCGAAAGTTTTCACGAAGGATTCCCGGTATTTGATCGGTAAAGTTTTGGATCAAGTCAGAATGGAATTTCATCTCCTTCATCTTTCACCTCCTTTCCATCAGCGGCCATAAGCACTTCGGCAATAATCTCGTTTCGGATGACATCGTTTTTGTACGGCTTTCCATCTGGGCCATCCTTCAACGGCTGTTTGGCGAGCCACTCCAAGTAATTCAGACCATCCTCGCTCCTTGCGATCTGGCGAACTGATACGCCCTTCCATTTACCAAACTTCAACACGACATCTCGTTCTTCCGTTGTCTTTTGATTTGTAACCTCGGCTACTATTTTGACCGCTTCTTTTGCGGGTGCTTCGTATTTATCGGTATTGATGTCTTCGAATCCACCATGCGGAACCTCCTCTGCCGGGGTCGTACTTAACCCTGAATCAATTAGCACAACCACATGGGCGAATGCTGAACGACACGCCCTGCTAATTGCTCTGGTTTGAACCATAGCCCTCCGTGCATATACTGGCCGTTTGCTCCACATTTCCTCATCATCGCCCAAGAATCCCTCGGCTTGAGAAATTACTTGGCCGTTGTCCATTCTTTTTACCTCTCCGATGCATCGGTAGCCATCCTCAACACGCTCAACATCCCTCGCCGAAGCAACACATCCGTGCGCTACTGCGATTGATTGCCAGCCTTCGACACGCACATATTTTTTATCTCCCCTTCCAATTTGCTGTGCGGTTTTCATTACGATTTCTCGGCAAGCCCCGGCCACATCGGTTGCTTGTCGGATATGGGTTGCAACTCCATTGTTCGCTATTGCTAACTGATTCTGGTTCTCGTTCATTTGTTATATCCTCTTTGGTTCTCGATCCCAATCCCCAAGAGATTGACGATCTTCTATGCTTCCTGTCTTGGGCAGATTTAATGATTTGAAATCTCTAAATTCATCCAACTCTCTATCGGAGGGCGGCCCCCAAACTCGGACGACATAATCCTCAAGGCTTTCGTTCGGAAGTCTTGGAGGATTTGGCGGATAATGCTTGTTATATTCCCGATCAATTTCTTCTCTGGTCATTTTAATCCTTTCAATATTGGAACTATCCACTCTGCGCTAATGTTGTGGGAAGGTATGCGAAAAACAAAGATGCCAAGTTGAGATGCAAGGTTGTACTTTTCCATGTCCCGCAAAAATCCTCCGGGACGTAAATGTCGGCCACGAATAAACACACCGCCCTCAAGCTCAATGCAGAATTTTTTTCCCTTGGTTTCGCCATAGTAATCCATACGAAACTTGCGGTTAGGAGCGAATTGGTATTCCTTTTTTAGCTCGCATCCACCAAGGGAACGCCAAAGAATTTCGAATTTGGTGGACGGCTTCAATTTCTACCAGCCCATTCTTTTTTAATCAAAATCATTTTAGGCTTTTCTTTTCTGTTTCTGGTTTCCTCAATCATCCTATCTAATCGTTCCAAGTCATTCTCTAAAGCAGTATAAAATTTTTTACGTTCTGCTTCCTGATGGTCAATATAATCGGCCATGATTGAACACGCCTTGCACACGATAAAACCAATAAAAATTACTAGAACAAAAATCACGACCGAATCCTCATTTTTTTCCACTCGTAACTATGTTGTGTAGGTTTGCTAATCCAAGGATAACGAGAATCCTTTTTCATAACAAAACCCTCCCAAACAACCTCTCCGGCCATTCTATTTACAAAATCCATTTCTTCCCAACAAGTTTTAAGGTTGGAATGATCCAGCCGATTCATTCTTAAAAGAGCATTCGATTTAATATAAAAACTTACGGGCTCGATATGCTCCAACCTTTTCACCCTTTCTTGATAAGGCAAAGGCTCGCAAGTATCAATCAAAATTAAAGTCTTGTCGCCAGTTTTCGTGCGCTGTCCCATCCATTCGCAATCAAGAAAACGACATTGTATGTTGGCAGACTTTACTTTTTCAATAACCTCGGCCTCAAGGGAGGATCGCTCACCATGCCGATTTTTTGCGGTCATGGTTTCTTGGTCAATCAAAACTCTCCAACCATTAGCCTTGCCTTCAATGGCATGATCTTCAAAACAATCGTCCCAAGCGGGGACAGATGCATGAACTGGTCTGGCGGGGTGTTTTGTTGTCATTGATTTGTTTTATCCTGTCTCTTGGGATAGACAAGCAATATTATTCCTATTGTTTGTAAGTGCTTGATAACCAGTTAAATATTTTTGCTCTGCAAAGGCTTTAAGAGCTTTTTAATGGGAGGTCTCCCGCCTTTTTTTCCATTAGAAATAGAGGCCAATCGTTTTGCCTCAGTCTTAATTTTGCCAAGCTGTCCAGAAAAATAAGATGCCGGGATTTCGTTATTGCAATGTGGGCAAGCGCAGTTCATTTAGAACAATTCCCACATATTCAAACTAAACGCAAGCTATTTTTTGGCCAAAGCATAATGAACAATGCTTGAAACCCTGCGACCAGAACCATCCACAATTCTAAAGTTTTTTTTGATGAGCGTTCCATCACTCACCATTTGTCTAAGAAGAGTGGTGCGTTGTCCGCCAGCATCTCCAATAAGCCCCATCTTGGTCAATGCTTGTGGCCCTGTAAGAAATCCCTTTGGAACTTTTTCGGCTTTCCTGTGAATATAATTTTCAAGTGCCTTTCCCCACTCGCCCTCAAATTTTTTATTCGACCAACTATTTTTTGATTTCATACCGGAAACCTCCACTCGCCATCGGCTGTCGGGGAAAGAACATTTACAATGCAATTCTTGTCGTTGTATTCGCCCCATGCAATTCCATGTTGCCACCGGGTCACGGAACGATTTCGTCTTGCGTAGTGCATCGAGTCCACATTAGCCAAGCATCCGATTGTCCAGCCGACAGGCGCACCAACCGATCTTCCAGCCGCCCGATCTACCCGATGCAAGTGGCCGATGACTACTGGCTTTTTCATCATTTCGACATGATCCCGAACCGCATTCTCATTGAACATCCAGCCATGACCAAACAGCGTACCTCCAAACTCTCGCCATCCTTTTACAATGTCGTATTGAACGATCTCAGCCCGAATGTCTTTGCAAAGCTGATGAATGTCGGCAAGGCAACTGGTCGCACAATGGGACAAAATTGCATTGGGAGAATACTGATGTTCATAGGCTCGATGCTCGTGATTTCCTATAAAAAAGACATTACATTCAAGTAGGCGTAAAAAGTTTACACCCGCACGAAAGTCCTCTTGAATGCTTGCGGCCCGATCCGATGAATCGGGGGATCGCATCGCCCCGGCACGAAAGGCCGCTAGGTCAATAGCATCACCCAAATGAAGCGTAAGGTCAGGCTTCCAGCGTTTCTTAAATTCTAGTGCGGCCTTGGTTGCCTTTGCGTCTGCCAAGTGTCCATGAGAACATGACACGGCCATAAACTTTTTCCAACCTCTCATAATTTTCCGACCAGCATTTCATAGGCTAGTCGGCAATTCTCCCTTGCGGTTGTGGCGCAAACGCTTTCATCATCGGCTCCATCTTTAAGAAGGCAAATCAGAGCGTGCATTTGTTGGCGCAAAGTCATGGCGTAGGTGTTTTGGTCAATGGCTTCCTCAATAATCGATTCAACAACTTTGGCCGTGGACATCTCCCATAAATTTGAGCGATGTTCTAATGCGCCCTTGGTATATTTTTTTTCAATTCCCTCGGCTGTAGCCAACTGAATTGAAGCCATGTGATACTGCTGTTTGGCTGAAAGTTCCTCGGTTTTTTTCGGCACACTCTTGGTCGATGTCATCTTTTAACGACTAGACCACGGACGCTTGCTGACCAGAGAATTTTTTTGTTTTTTCACTTCTTGCTTTTGAGGCGAAACAAGTTCGCGCCATCCAGAAATTGTTCCGTCTTCAAGGTGTGGAGTCTCCCATTCTAAATGCCTAAGATTGTATTTTTCTGCGACCTTTTGGCAAATAGCATAGGTTTGGTCGTCTTCCCAACTAGCCAAGAATTGACCAGTAGGAGTGCGTGCCAGCGGCACATAATCAATCGCATGACCCCCAATATGTAGCGATTGCGCAGGGATGCCTCTTGCATTTGTAACCTTGCGCCCCGGCTTGGTTCGGCCTTGAGCATAAAGCTCTTCTTGTTCCTCTGGTGTTCGCACAGAGCAATATATTAAAACAGGGATTTTTTTATCTAG